CTCAACCAAGTCTGATGTGGTTAACTTGGTTTCATACAAAACCTCTTGAGCATATGCAGCATTCTCGTGAAATACCACTTTTACGAGCGCAGTCGGCACATTGTAACCAAAGTCTAACCCATACACAGTTTCACCTTGTGGAAGTTCCTTACAAGGCTTCCAATGGGTATAAATGGTGTCGTTCATGTTCCCTTTCTGCCCTAAGCCATAAACAAGCCAATAGTTTTCATCAGCATCCTTCAATCGTTCGATTTCAGCGACTAATTCCTTTGGCAGGAATGGATTGTCTTTGTAGGTTGTGATGTAGAAATCAGCATCATCTCTTGGTATGACTTTATCAAACACCCAATGGTATTCATCTGAAGGATTGTAGTCTAAAACGATTTTACCCTCAGTCCTCATTGTAAGCTGCACCCATGCCTCATAAGACATCTCTGTGCATTCGTTCATGAATAAGTAAGTTCTCTTCCTTCCCCGTATTTTATGCGGTTGGTCAACGGAAACGAACTCAACCAGGTTCCCATTTAGGTTATAAGTCTGCTCGGTTTTATTGTGGTTCGACTCATCATAAATCCCCATTTTGAGCAGAATCTCAATGAAATCACGCAGCACCGAACCCTTGATGCTCGGTAGTGACTGCCTCACAATGGATAGGGTTTTACCCCTTTCTTGAAGGAGTTTGATGACAAACCATAGTATTATGTTGTACGTTTTACCGCTACGGCTGCCGCCCTGCATCACGCTGATACGGGAAGACGAATCCTTGAGGATTTCGAATACTCTACTTGTCTGTATTTTCAGCGGTTGCCCCATTGATGATTTCTACGGTGAATGCTCCCAATTTATCGCCATCGGCACCAGTAATTTCTTGGCGTTCGATATACCCTCTATCCTTTAACTGAGTCTTACTTGCAAAGATTATGGCAGCGGTATCCCCTTCACGGATTTTACGCATCAGAGCCGTTTCAATGAAATCCTTCTTAATCTCCTTTGGTTCAATAGCTTCAAGCCTGGAAACAAATTCAGAATCATCCTTTACCCATTGGTAGTAAATGCTCCTTGAAACACCCGCAGCCTCAACTGATTGGGTTATGTTTCCGTAGTTATTCTGAAAAGCCTTAATGAAAGCCTCTTTTTTCAAATCATTGTGTAGTATCGTTTTCTTACCCATCATTACCAGTTTTCATCTGTATTGCATGCATATCGTGTGTAAAGCCTTTTGAGTCCACTTCCTGCCTCTCAAATATCCTCAGCTTAACCCAACCTTCATTTGTTTGCAAAGTGTCTAAATACGCCTTAAAATCCTCGACAAAGACATTGAGCATTATGCTCTTGTCTTTCGTGTTATGCCGTATGTAAAAACCTTTCTTTGCCATTGTAAGCAAAATTAATCAGATTTGGATATTTCGTGTGAAATATTTTTTATTTAGATAATTATTGAGCGTTTTGGTCGCATAAAAAAATAATATCCTTAACCTTAACCTGATAAGTATTTGATTTTCATTTAATTACAATGGTTAAGGATTTTTCAAAAAAGTATCTCAAAACTATATCCATAAATATGTATGTGTATGTGTGTGTATGTATGTATTTATATTCAGTCTTTATATGAAAAAAATCCTTAACTTCCTTAACCTTTCGCTGAAATGCAGTACTGTATTGAGTTTCATCGGTTAAGGATATTTTTTAGAATCCTTAACTTTCCTTAACTTCCTTAACCTAAAATGGAGGTTCTGAATAAGGTGTTTTGCTTTTTTCAGCTACTTTATACACCTGATGGACTGAATTATTAATTTTTTTTATTGTGCATTCAAACCCTATTTTTTTCAATTGTCTTCCAAGCATATTAACTGATTGTATTTTTTGATTTGATTGGTTTTCAATGTGAATTTTTATTTCAGTAGCAGTCAATTCTATGTAATTGTATTGATTAGGTAATTCAAAGTATTTGATAATCAATTCATATTCCAATGGATGATCTTCAAACTTTTCATTTTGTACATCCATTCTTTTCACGTCTTCAGAAGTCAATTGCCATTCAAACCCTGACTGCCATAAATTATATGCTTCAATAAATAATAGCTTTTTATCTACTGCATTATATCTTTTATGGTCAATCGAATTGATTTGTATTGGAATTAATCGCCTGTTTCCAGTTGGGTCGTTCAGTATTTTCAGGTCGTTTGTTGTTCCGCACAATACTGCAAGTCTGTCCAAATCAACGTTCATTCTGCCGTATGGCTCACGCAAAGTAAATGTTTGTTTGGATGTCAGCTCTTTAAGCCTTGTTTTCTCCTTTTTGCTTTTGCCCCCCATTTCATCATCCATGATAATGAGTTTTTGACACATCAATATTTCATCATCCTTTCCTGCATCCAATTTAGATTCAGCGTAATAAGGTAGTAACTCTTTTGGTAGCATTCGCCTAAAGGCTTCAGTTTTACCAGTTCCCTGAACTTCACCTGCTAAAATTAGCATCAAAGGGGAATGGATGCCATGAATAGCAGAAATAACGCCTACTAACCATTTTTTACCATAGTATTTTATATCATCTTCAGTATCAAAAGATGAAAAGAATTCATCGATTACACCTTCAGGATTACCAGTATTATCCTCAAACCAGTCTAAAAGTGGATTGTATGATGGTGTATTATTACTGAAAACTATCTTCATGAATATTTCAGATGTAAGTTGATTGAATATGTTTTTGCAATCTAAAAACATAGTATTCAATTCAATTTCATCCATTATTTTACCATTGTTCTCTATTTTACGTGTTATTAAATTACGTTTTAAATTGTATGTATGTCTTAAATATGCACGTACCTGATCTACAATGTTATCTTCAGATTGAAAATTAGTATCTGCCTGAAAGGCTTGATTTATTATATCATCGGCTTCATGTCTTGATATTCCTTCATGTTTTTCAAGGTTTTCAGCTATTTGCGCTGCTGAAAGTCCTGCCTTTTTTTGGCTTGATGTAATAGCAGCAATCTTTTTTACCTTTTGGCTATTTATGTTTATCCCTGCCTTTTTTGCATGGTAATAAATAGTTTTTATTGTTATTTTATTTCCTTTTGCAGTATGTTTTAGACAATTTGTATATTGTTTATTGCAAATATCTCTATCATACTTGCCTGATATTGAACTTAACTGGTGAAAATATTCTCTTCCATTTTCGCCAAATTGGTCAGAAAGTGCAAAAGCTATTTCAATCCATTCATGATATGATTCAACACAATTGACATTTTTGTCAACCATTTGTTTTATTATATCGTCAAATTCAGTTTCAACAAATATTGTTTTAAGCTTTGTTTTATGTACTTGTTTTTTAGGCTTTGGCAAGTACTTTTTAAAAATTGGCGCTTTATCATTTATATGCAAGTCAGGATCATAAGAAACATATCTTGCACGGCTAACATCCTTTCCGCTTTGGTCAATGATTAACTGGTAGTTTTTAAGCAGATAATCACCTATTGAATAAAAAGCATCAATGTGTCTGCTTCCATCAATTCTGAATAAAACACAAATACCATTGCCTGAAATAGATTTAAAAATCGCATAAACATAAGGGTCATTCTTTAATAAGTGCTTGATATTTTCTAATTCTTCAGGGATATCGTCAATATCCATACCTATAAAATTAGAATGCAGGGACAATTTGTCCGCTGCACGTTCATTTTCAAAGTACCCTGATATTGTGACGTATGGAGCTATTTCAGCCTTTTTTTCACGTCTTTTATTATGGTCTTGTATTATGGCTACTTGTTCAGATATACTTTGCCATTTACCATGTTTTACATGATATAAAAAATCAGTTATATCAATTGTTTGCTTTGATTTGTTCTGATTTATATTATTATAGAAGCTTATTTTGGCTTTCATAAAATTATTTTAAAGGGTATTGAAATTACTAATTATATTAATTACTCGTGATTTTCTAAAAAATGAGCAATTATCCTATAATTGGCTACTGTATAAGCAGTATATGAATAACTTTCATAATCCCCCTGTAATAATTTGTCATAAGCTACATTGTTCCAATGAGCTGAAAGCCTTTTGAATGTTTCAAAATAGCAATCATTAATAATATTATTTCTAAATACAGCATTAATAAATTGCCTTGGGAAATTAGATTTTCTTGTCTTAAAACACTCATAACAGGCGTAAATAAATTTTACTGAATTTGGGTAGTCTTTGTAAATTTCAATTAATTGATCAATTTCTTTCTGATTCATATTATTTAAATAAAAAACCCATAATAGGTAAAACTGCTGGTCAGGCGTGAAAGCAAATAGGTACTTTCGTTTTACCCACTATGGGCTTGTGTAATAATTTTATTTTCCTATTTATTCTGTGTCGGTGACCAACTCCGACATCACAAATTTACAACTTTATCATACAACTCCAAAAACTGCTCTGGTGTTGATATGAATTCATAAATACCACCTGCTTTACGTTCTCTTTCTTGTTCTTGTAACTGTTCAGGTCTTGGACGGTCTTTGCCGACCTTCACCTCAATTTGGACTGATCTACCTTTGATGGTCGCTGAAATATCTGCCGTGCCTTTCCTTGTCGTTGACGGAATCCACTTCCCCTTGACAATCCTACCCTGAACGTTCACCCTTGTGGCTCTATGACCTTTCCAGAATAGAAAGTTTGTGATATACTTCGTTAAACCATTTGCCTTGCTAATTGTCGGCATCGGTGGAGGTGAATAAAGTCCATCCTTCCAAGCGTTTGGATATTGCTGTTTAAACCATTCTTTGTGTGCTGCGTTGTATCGTTCTTTCATAATAAATAGTTAAAAATCCCCCAATGTAGAAACACCAGGGGTAAATCACAGATTGAACATACTAAAAAGGTAAGTCCTCTATTATAGGTGCTGCACTATTGGATTTTTCAACGGGTTTAAAATTGCCAATATAGGTCTTTTTTGTTTTAGCTTCTCTTTCCTCTTTAGATTGACGGACTGAGATTGAACCAGTGTTGCCGTAGTTGTCAGCTTGGTCATTTATCCAAATGTCAATCTGAAGGTAAAGTTTGCCATTCTTAGACTGTTGTAGCTTTGATTTGTCAATGTCTGATACGCAGATGCTGCCTGTGTAAAGTGTACTCATTGTATTTGTTTTAATAAATTTCTTTAGGAACTCCGTATTTAGATATCTGATCTTCCCACCAGGAATGGTCTTTGGGGATCATCTTTTTCTCAACCCTTGATGTCTTTGGGTCAATGCGGATAATCATACCCAAATCAGACATAGTGGCTGCCATGTAGCCGTTTACTTGCCTATCATAGCCGAAATAAGGCACGGAGTTGCGTAAAGGTACTTCAGATACCTTCAAATCTAATACTATTTTACCCGTTCTAACCATGTCAACCCTACCCTTGTAAGGCATTATTAAGCCGTTATTTTCGAACTCAGCGTAAACGGATAACTCAGTATCAAGAAAGGGTAATAACGCTCCCAATTCGGCTTTAACTGCGTTTGCCAACGGTACTACGATGTCCCGATTCTCATGGTTGTAGTTCTCAGGTTCAAGGAGGTATTCATGCACCGCAGTACCAAGTCTCATCTTTGCTGATGGTGTGAACCCTGCTCCTTTGGTTATACCACTATAAGAGTATCCCTTCATGGTGTTGTAAGCCTCGAAGTTATTCCTGTAGTACTGTATGTTACTTACTTGCATACTTCCTCGGTTTGAAGGTTATGCAATTCCGCTCCAGACTTGGCCAAGGCCTCAGCCATCTGAGCGAGTGTCAGTTTACTCCAAGATTTCACACGTAACTTGTCAACGGGGAATACACGTATAAAGTTAACTATTACTGCCTTCGCCCAAGCCTCTGATTCCACCACAATTACCTTCATTTCTCGCTTGATTTTAGGCGTTTCTATGGTAACTGTTTCCGCTTGAGCAATAAGTACATTAGTAGCGGTTTCTATGGCTATTTCCTCA